AATTCATGATTAAATAGAGATAGAAGATGATTTATACGTTGATTAAATTATTTTAAAAAGTGCCACTTAAAGATTTAATAATTTATTAAACAAGAAAATGAAAGACTATGTTGTATATATAGAAGGTGAACGGTAAATCTGGCACAAAATATGCAAAGAAGAACTACTCTAATACAGAACAACCAGATATAATGCATAAGTTAAGGCAGGTATTCGTCGTAGACATAGTATAGATGTAACTTATACATATCATAATGGTATAGAAGAATGTATTATACCAAGTAATATGTGTGGAAGAGATATTGAATATGATATTTTAGAAAAGGATAAGATAGTAAATCCTCCGAAAATATTCTACCTACATCGTTATATCATAGGATACGCTATGGATTTTAAATATGATTACTATAACAAAGATTGGAAAGAATGGTAATTTTCCAAAAGAATAGCTGATGGTTTCTTGACAAACATTTTCAATTCAGTTATATCTAAAACGTAGTAATTCGACTTGAAAATAAAAACCTTTATATCAATGCGTTATTGGAAATGCAAGGATGAAATAAACCATTATAAATATAATATGATTAAATATGATTTGGAGCTAACTAATTTAAACAAAGAAAGATACCACCTCTCTACTGATAATGAAAAGAAACTTACTAAAGTTTAAACTATTATGACTCCAAAATAGAAACTTTTTCTGGATATAGGGTGTATAAAAATCTAGTATTAACGAATGAAAAATAGATTATTGATGCAGTTCTATTAAAATATTGTTAATCAAGTAACTGCTTACTAGAATAGTGGTACAATGAGTTATAAGTTGAAGAAAATGATATTGAATGATTTCAAGGAACCAACTCTACACATCTATAACACTTATAAAAACAAAATACTTGATAGAATAATCAAGTATGGTACAGAGATCACTCAATAGTCATATAAACCAAGTATTTAAATGGATAAGATAATACCTGAAGTTAAATTAAAAAATTAAATCTATGATATAGTGTTTAATCCTTGGATAACTAAAATCGAGAAGAATGACCCGAATACTATAAGATAATAAAATGAGAGATCTAATAAAGAATTTAATCAACCAATTATTGAAAATAAAACATTAGCGGAAGCTGGTGTACAAATAATGCAGGATGGGGATGATTTTGAGGACTTAATGAAGCCTGTAATAATACTTAAACCAAAATAATAAGTGATTCCCGTTCCATAATAAATACTTTATAATGACTTCAAAAATAATATTGAAGATTCATTTATCTTTCCATCAAACATACAGACTTACATAAATAAATAATAGTAGGACATATAGGTAGTGTAATAACCAAAGGTGGAATATAATTTCGGGGTTCAAGATTAAGAAATTTAATTATGTGAAATATAATAAGATGACCCTTTTATCACGGCAATAAAATAAAATTAAAATATTGTCGATTAATAAATCGCTATATAGTAATTAACTATATAGGATGTTTAACTAGAATCAAAAACTGATTCTAATATTAATAAAATCGCAACTGATATAGTCGATTTAGAAATATTGGAAAATATTACACCTATGGAAGAGTGTAAAGTTGAATGTGTCTCATTCATTAATTTGCAAAGTATTAATAACAGTGTTGGATCTATTAACGTTGTGTAAAGACGAAATTCCGTACCATCGGTTTCATCTATGGAATCATCTTAACATGTATCAGATTCCGAGATATCCTAAATGCCAAGCACTGAATTGTTTTTTGAAAACCTGGCCTCGCTACCCGTTTAATCTAAAGGTTATTAAAAATAGAATTAAAATACCACTAAATCAATATTTTCAAAAAATGAATATGATATACAAGAATCAAGTTCCTTGACAATGGTAAGACCAATAATATCTTAAACATAGGAAAATGAGAAAGAGATAAATATAATCGAGAATAG